CTCGGTAAACACTTTCTTAGTGTTTGGGTCAAATATCTTTAAAAATCCGTCAACATTCACTGCGCCGGTTTCATTTGGCTTTTTTTCAGAGTTGACAGGTACTTCAGGTTTAGTATTTTCCATAATCTTATAGTTTATTTATTCAGTTTTTGAGCGCCGAAAGACTTATTCACCTTTAAAAAACCTAGCTGATGCTGACTCATCTAGCTGTAAATATGTGTTTTCCGCAGGTGTATACCATGATATTCCGCGATTTACAAGTACTAATATCTCAGATCCTGCTTTAGGTGCCGTGTTAAATTGAATAACCACAGGATCTTCGTTGACCACAGAGTAGTTTCCAAACTGTAGAATTCCTCCTACAAAAACCTGTACAGCAACATCAAGTGGCTGCCAATATGCTATATTGTTTAACAAAATATGTTGCGGAGTTGATTTTTTTGCTCGATAATTTTTATTTGCCGATTTAACTATTGTTCCAGCGGAGTAAGAATTTGTCTGTGTCCATACTACAGTATCAGCTGTTCCTAATCTAATATCTACGGCAGTAAATTGTGTTTCGATTCCGTCACCTAACGCATGGTTACTTACCGCGTAATTTTGTAAATTAGAAGGTAACAAATTAACCTCGCCCATATTATATACCAAAGAATTTACATCATGGTTAGTGACCGCAGTTCCTGCTGTGCCGCGCAATAATCCGCTGACACTGTTATTATCATAATCTATATCTCTGTACATTATTCTTTCGCTGTCAATGGTTACAATACCCCAAAGATTATTTGCAAAGTCTGGTTTTGACAATGCCGTTACATCGGTTAGATACATTACATCATCTATTTCAGATAATAAAGAAGTAAGCATGGTAGTTGATGCTTTTGACATACGGTAAGTTGCTTGTACTCCGCGCATGTCTTGGAATAAACGGAATTCCAAGGGCTCTGGAACTACAATATCTGTCATTTGCGTTATAACTACGGTATCAGTTGGACTAAGTAATCCAGAAGTTAATGTTAATAATGATCCGTCAACTGTATAATCTATATAAGAATTTAATAACTTTCCATTTAATGACACATATAATCTATCAATATTTTGTACTGTTCTTTTCAAGTCTAAATCATTTATTGTTGCTACTATCTTAGTAGCAAAGTCAAATGTTCCGGCAGCATTTGTAATTACTCCGGTATCAAAAGGAACACTAGCAAATCCTTCTGGTAGTGGAGTATTGTCAATGGTATAACTAAAAGAACCTAATTCCTGCGTGTAATCTCCGGTGTCAAAAGGTGTTGAGTCAAACCCTTGGGTTATTAAGTCTCCCTCTGTTACAGGACCAACGAATACTTGCGTCAACAATTGTTGCTCATTAATGTCATTGAATGATGTTATTGTAATTAACGCATCATCTGTAGGTAACAACCCACCATTAGGATTAATGTCTAAAATCTTAGATTCTGGATCAATGATAAACTGAGCATCACGTGTAACCGCAATGTAAATAACCTTATCTAATGCTGGTGCTGTTATAAAAGTTAACGATGTTCCGGTAATTATGGGATTAATAATATAAGATGAAGAATCTTGTTTTATGCTGTTAACATAAACAACAACATCATCATTGGTTATAGTACGCTGGTTGAATCCTAATCGTTGTGGAAGCATGAATTCTTGGCTAACACCGTCGCCTGTATAAACAGCACCTGCTGGTGGTCGAGCTCTTTTTCCGGCTATAGTAACGATGGCATTTACTGGGTTAGTATAAATCATACTGCTTTCAATAAGATAACTTAAATCAACTGAGTTAGCAGTAATAACTTCTGTTACAGGAATACTCCAAGAATGATATGTTTCTTTGCTTTGGATTATTGCTGGTGCTATGGCAACTACTGTAATATAGTCAGCTTTTGTATAATGATTTTTAAATCTAATAATTGTAGATTGATATTCACCTTGTACTGGGCTGTAATTCCAAAGATTATAATCAAATGATCCTGAATCATCTGTAGTGTCACCTGAATCAAATCCTTGTGTATCAAAATTTTCAGATCCGTATGTCATACGTGGTAAGTAAACACCATTGACAAAAATAACAAATTCTTGAATTGTATCAAGATACAAAGGAACTGTAATTTGATTGTTTGCGTCTGTCCCAATGTAGGCATTTTTGAATACTTGATTGCCACCACCTATTTCATATACATAAATTGCCAATAAATCTTTGTCGACAACTTTTATTCTAGCAGGAGTTAACATAGTAATAACTTTGTTAACCCAATCAACAGTATAATCAACTCCCTCAGCTAATAAAATATTTTTTGTTTCGTTAACAATATTCAAAGTAGTAGGATACCACAAGTTACTAGCAAAACTAATTGTCAGTGAAGTTGCGTCGTACACTACTCTTTGTAAATTCTGGGGGAAACCATGTCCTTGATTCAACCAGCCTGCTCCTGGATTGGTGTACACACGCATATCCAAGGTATCAAATTCTATGCCCGGTACCAATTCTTCCGGCGCGTGACTGGAATATTCATCAATGTACGCACCGCCTGACACATTTATGTCAGTAGCTCGTGTGCCTAAATATACATCACGGTAAGCACTTTTAAATATAGTGTCTAATATTCCAAGATCATAAGTTGGCTGTCCGTTATCATCGATTGAAATATTATCATAGGGGTTGATGTCATAGTTGCCACGGTCAAATCCAGTATTTTGATTAAATCTAGGAGCTTGTACATGTACTCCAGGGTAGTCAATGCCATTGATTAGTAATGGCAAGGATAAGCCTGGTGTAGATGAGCCTGGGGCATAGTGAAATAATGTACGATCGATGCCGCTTAATTCGCTTGCAGCAACACTAGTCCAGTTAGTAGTATCAAATGTTGCGCTAGATCCCGTGACAGTAGCTTTCCATACCGCTCCATTATAACTTACTTTGTCTCCTAAGACATAATGAGTACCAGCTTTCCATTCAGATATGCCTGATCGATATTCATAGCGGTCATATTTAATGGTGGTTTTAAATTCTCTAACTGGAGAATTTCCTAAACGAGCAACAATAGTTGCTCTAGTGCCTTTATAAGTTAAAGACACAGTGCCATTACTAACGCTATTGGTGTCTAACGGTTCTATCAATCCCAACATGCCATCATTGAGTACCAAGTAAATGTTATTGGTGCGTGTGATGATATAATTTCCTGCGCTGACTGTTAAATTAGACTCCCAAGTAATACAATTATCTGGCAAACCGCCACTAGATATTGTAACTATAGGAGTTGTTGTATATCCATTGCCTGGATTAACAATGGTAACAGCGGATAATTCACCTGTGCTATTCACAACCACTGTTATCTCGCAATTTCCACTAGTAGTAATAGTTGGAGTAAATGTATAACCAGCACCAGAGTTAATAATTTCAACATTAACTACACTATAAGAGTAATTATTATACCACTGGCTATATAAACTCGGTGTTGCCCACACAGGTGATCCAGCAATAGTATCACTGGCAATAGAATAATGAGGAGTTACTGCTGTATCATACGGTGTTAAAATTGGGCTAGTAAATTGTGGTACAGTTAACGAAGTATTCCAGTAGGCTGGTATATCATAATCAGTCATGTCACCCGAAAATACATCAATACCATCGTATATCAAATTAATTTGTCGTGTTTGAACGTGATATGGTTTTACTTCTTGAAAATACTCTGTCACAAAATCTTGATTGTCTTCGACATACGTAGGATAAGGCAACAAAGAACGAATGTTATGGTCGATATTGACATAGCTGGTTTTTACTAACCAATCTGGGTTAGTGAATTCACTATACACATAGTTAAACATTAAAATTAAACTGCTATTACGTTCGCTCAGTAAATCGTCGATATAAATTTCTTCATTTAATGCTTGAATTATATAACGAGTTTCGGTTTGCGGAGATTTATCAAAATACTGCGAGTCAAATACTTCTCCATCGAAGCCAAACTTACCTAATGAATAATTCCACAGTTCTTCGGAAAATTGTATGGTTCCGTCTTCTAAACCAACACGGGTCCAATCTTTAACAGGATCGGTTCCGGTTCGAAGATAAATTTCCCATAATCCTATTCCGTTATTAATAACACGTACACTGGCACCGACTGGTACTATATTGTAACTCAAGGTTACCAGCTGGCCGTAATTTTGTACTGCTGCCAACGGAGCAATACTGCTGTTATAGCCAGTTTGATACCAGTTTGCTTTATACCAATATAATTTAGTGTCATAACTTTGTATTCGAATCAGTGACAACGTTTTATCTAATTGCACTTGATAAATTGTCCAAGAGCCATTTTGACTACTGTCATTAAGAACTAAAAATTTGTATCCTACCGGAACAACACTAAGATTTTGATAACTTAAGATTTCTAAATTGGCGACTTCTACATCCCAAGCTCTGGTTCCAACTGATGGTATAGTTTCAACAGAATTAAGCAGATTAAAACTACGTGTTTCTGCGATTGGATACTGTAGCAAAATAGCATTTGCTCTTTCTAAATAATTTTGCAATGCTATAAATCTGTCAGCAAACATACTTTGTCTAGGTCTGACTTGAACGCCATATCGCATGCCTGGACTTAGCAAAGGATCAGGCACTAGGTTACCTGCTGTATCAACTCCGCAAAGACTATCTTGAAATTTTCGATATAGTTGATCATTTAAAAACGAATCTGTTATGCCATCACTGATAAGCTGATACTCTTGATGAACCGCACCATCAGTTAGTTGACGATCAAATCCTATACTTAAAATAGTATCAGTTGAGTTTAATATATTTTGTGCGTTGTAGATAGCAATAGTAGAAGCGTTGAGTCCGGCAATGTAAGGTAATCCACTACTACGAGGATCAATAATATAATTTGAAATAGCACTAGCACTCAGTGTTTTGCCAGAATCCGTTGATATTGTCGTTATTCCCTTTACCCAGAAATAATACAATGTTTGAAAAATATTATTTTGTCCTAGTTGAGAATTTATGCTGTAACTAATTGTACTCAACGGTGTACCTGGCCCGGTATACCCAGCAGGTGTTGTTAAACTTTCTACCCATTGATATACATCTATACTGCTTCCAGGAAAAGTCGTTCCCCATCTGCGACTTGAGTATACAATATCATCTTGATTCGGATCAATAAAACGAACCGTATTTGTATCCCACCACATTTCGCCAACGTGATCTTTGCCCCATACATTACCATTGTTATGTACAGATCCATTGTTGTATTGAGCAGGATCAACGGCTCCTGTATAGTCAATATTGCTGTTAACAATCCCTAATATCTTACCTTGTAGTGGATCGAAAAAATCGAAATACGTTTGTTTTCCTGCGTTGGCAGTAGTGTTAACCCCGCTAGCTTGTCCACCATCGTAAGCAAACACACTGTCAATTTTAGATATATCAACCACAGGTTGTTGTGATCGTATAACTTGCCATGCTGGTGTGTTACTAGGATTATCTAGTACTGTGATTGATGGGATTCCATCAACATTAGTCACTGATCCGCCAGTTGCTGTTACCAATGCCACCCCGTTTATATAACTAACCGCTGTACCAAATTCATATCCTAGTTGAAGATTCTTGTTATAAAGTTGTTGACCGAATACAAATTTTCCTGGGTTGTTGATATTGGTTGTGCTACTAGGAAAATAATCATAACTATAAACTACACCACTATTATTAATAGGGTTAAAAATACCAGTGCTGTGTTCGTCGAAATAAGTTTTGCTACCATCAAAAGTAGTAGTTTCATAAACATTACCATTTTTAGCACCTACTATTAAATTAACAGAGTTGGTATTAATTGCTATAGAACTACCAAACTGAGCATACACTGCCGGAGCCGGGCTTACTATTTGTTGTGCTAAAGTAAACGTTTCGAAGCCTAACTGTGAGAATACAGAATTGCTCAATCCAGGCAATACAGTAAGCATGTTATTAGCAGTAGCAGACTTGGTATTTTTAACCGTTATGATTAGTTTACCAGAGATTACCTTTATTGTATTTCCTACCGGAAGTATGTCTAAAAGATATAGTTGTTGTGTAATAGGATCATACGTGTAATCAATTCCTGCTAGTGCTTGTTGTTCATTAATATAAACTACTGTGTTATACGAGCTGGCATTTGAATACAACGATCCGACATAATAAACTTTTGATACACCGTCTGTGGCAAACGTTAAATCAGCAGAAGTAGTTGCTGTTACGTTAGGTATATTGACAGCATTAATAGCATCAGCTAGTCCTAAAACATTATTCATAGGCATAGCCGGCACAGTGACAATATAATTATTAACCCGAATCGTACCCGACGGTGTTAACACAGGATTGGCAATCAATGATGTTGTGATCCCATATACTCTAGATTGATTAATCAAATAATCTACTGATCCAGCTTGTGGTACGTAAGTACTGTCAAACGGTGCTCCTACGTATATACCATTGTTTAATGCATTAGTAGCCAATGATTTACCATAAGCCGCTTCATAACTTGGTGTTGCTGAAATAATCTGCTGTATTTGCTGTATTTGATTAGTTTCAATTTCAATTATATCACCATAATTAAATGCTATATTAGAAAACACAATGTTATTTCCAACTAAAGTAAATTGACCAGTTGGAGTTAAAGCAGTATTAGTTAATGCTACAGAGTTTACCAGTACACCCGGAATTTGTAATATATTTCCTGGTACCGTGTACGTCATTTGTGCTGTATTTGATACTGAAAAACGTACTACTGCTCTGTCAAATATATAAGTTGTTCCTGCGTTAACTATATTATTCACAGTGGCATTAGGTGCTCCTATTATTATCTGACGACCATCTGTAGTGGTAGATACAGTAGCTCCGAAATCATCGCCTGGAATTGAATTAGCAGATGTAATGGTACTGACGTATTGCCAATAACTTGCTGCCGACACCGTTATATTAGATCCTGCGGACGGCAGAGATGCGTTGTTGAACAATATAGTTTGAGTAACCGTGTCAAAAGTATAGTCTAAGTAAGGACGTTGTATTTGTTGATTTACAGTTATAGTAAAACTATAAATGCTAGTAACAGTATATAACAAGTTACCTATATTATACGATCCTGTGGTATTTTGTATAGCTGTGCCAGTCACAGTGAATGATGTAATTGCTCCAAAATTAACAGCAGTAACAACAATGGTTATATCATTAGCGGGAGAAGCCGCACCAAGTCGAGTTCCTGCGATTGTAATAACATCGTCAACTGCATAAAAATATCCTGGCTCACTAAGAGTAACAGCATAAATTCCATGAGTATTTTTTACATCAAATACAGCACTATATCCATTGCCTGAAGTAGTATGTTGCGTTACATTTGCATAATCATTATAATCTAATTGTAGTGCTCGTCGGTTTTTAATAATCAACGTTTGATCAACCAGCGCAACATTTAAAAATACATAATCTTTATCAATAGTATAATCTCTATTATAAACTAAGTATATGCCATCTAATATAACAATCAGTTGACCGGGTAAATGATAATTAATTTGTACGGCATTAGAATACTGATATTGATTAGTTGAGCTAGATACTGTGTACGTTATCGACTGAGCAATATGTATAACCCTTTGATAAGCAAAGACAGAATTAATGCCTGGCGCTCCTAAATACATCCAATTTTCGTCAGAGCTGATTATGCCAGATTCAGCAAATCTAGCTGGTAAAATATTATTAGGGTCTTGACTATCTGGTACCAACAATTGAAGTTGAGAGTACGCCCCAACTGAGTTATGATATATGGTTACAGCGTATCCTAGGTTTGCCAAACTGGCACTGGCTCCGGCTACTGCCCAATTATTGTTACCAATAGAAATCATATTTCCGTAGCCAGCGGTTCCTCTTGCTGTTAAAGTCAGTGACGTGATAAAATCATAATCAGTAGTTCTTCCTCTAGAATAAACTAGTATAGAACCTGCTCCTTGCTGTAAGTTTGGCGCTCCGACTAGTGCTTCTGAATTATCAGTTGCTTGGTCTACAGCAACACCGTAACGGAATGTTGGATTATATCCCGGAACGATTGTTGAATTAATGGTAAACGGACTTTGTTTTTGTAAGGTCTTCCAATGCCCAGTCCCGTCGTCATCTGTCCAAACAATTGCTCCGGGTACTAAAGAGTTTACAAATGGTAATGTGGCAATGTCGCTTGCTTGACTAACGCGAGCATTTTGTAAATGAAATACTAATCCAGTACCTGTTACTGACGTTGAATTTGTGTTTGTAAACGTAAACGATATGGTGATTGAATTTATACTAGGGGCATTCAATACTCTATATACGCCATTAACCCCTTGATTAAAATACTTAATGACGACTAAATCACCCGTTGATAAATTATGAGCTTGGTTGAATAACGCCAAGCTGGTTCCATTGAGATTGTCAGACAACTGAATCAAGTTGCCGTCAAGCTCGGCTACACGGTAAACCCCCCAATCATAACTACTGGCTTTAGCAACCCAAACATAAGTACCAATTCCTATGTTATCAATGTCGGCATCAATAGTCGTTGGGTCTTTGATATCAAAAACAGTGACATCTACATCATCTAAACATACATAACCTGCCGTCGGCAATGACGCAACTTTATTAGAGTTTTCATAAGTGACTGGCAATATGTCTGTTGTTGTTATGTTATAGCTTTCTTTCCATAAATTAGACAAATATACTGATTGATTAGCTTGACTAATTTCACCTGGTAAAACTACTTGGACCGTCGAAGGATTGTAATTTAATAAAGATTCATTAAGTTGTATCTCAACGTAGCTTTTGCTAGATTGAGCACCGTAAGTTCCCGATAAAACTCCCCAATTTTCATAGATATAATATTTTCCTGATTCTTTACCTAAGTCAGCATTGTTAAATATTTGAGCGGCAGTTTTAGTACCTTTGGCAGCAATATACTGTTGATATAATTGTACTTGAGTTATATCATTTAGGTTCATGTCAGTCATAAACTGACGTGGTCGAAAACCTATTAATCCAAACGCAAATAAATCAACGTCGCTGGTTAAATTAGCTTGGTGAATATCATAAGCACTAACTAATTGATCAGCTTTATTAGCTAAATTAGGCAACATGCCTTTATCAATCAGCTGATATTCTGTTTTAATCCAGTCAGCATAATTGAATACCGCTTGTGATTCACTGATTGTAGTGGCTTGCCAATAGTTATTTTTATAAAGAACAATCGAACCTTTTGTATACTTTATATTAGGTTTCCACTCAACTACATTATTTAAATTAAGTATAAATCCTTGTGCGTTTAATTGCCCGTCCCATTCAGTAGTAGTCGAAGCAAGTAAACTTAGCCTAGATTGCCGAGATGCTGTTACTGAATCATAAATTAAATCATTAAATTGACTAATATTATTGAATACTATTATATTTTCATAATTAGTAAATTTTAATGTCAAGTAATTAATAGTTTGACCGCTAGTAGATGTTACTGAAAATTCATTACCATTCCTTGTCACAATCATTGTACTTACGTCAATTACTTTGTGTGTTTGATCTAATAACATATTTTCAGGAGTCAAACTAGATATTGTATCAACAATACTAATCGGTTGTCCTGCGGTTATCGTAGTAGCACACGGATTTAAATTAATCATTGTGCCGGTTTTCCATCCTTGGGCGGCAAAATTTAAAAATTCTTGAGACATCTGTAGCCAATTTAATGTATAACCATTGGCGACATTGTTAAATATTAACCCTTGACTTTCCAGCCATACTCCATACCCTAGTAAAAAATCACATACACTGGCTGTGCTGGTAAAAGTATATCCATACGGTATTTCATTTGTATTACTAGTATACTGACTAGGTATCTGAACTGAGATATTTCCCGCGGTAATTGTCTGATAAGTTCCTCCGGGAATACTCACTGCAGTTTTAAAGTAAGGATGTAAATTACTGTATCCATATACCGTATATCCTGTTAAATTATTTGGTAACAAAGACATTGTTATGATTACGGCACTATATATGATTTGATTAAAAGGTTGGTTTTTGTAAAAAATCAAATCATAGCTAGTCGGTGGTATTAGTAAACTTTGATTGCTTGAACTTGGCCCCGCACGTTCTGAATAAATTTCTAAGTAAGCTTGATCAGTAAATGAAGCTAATCGATAACATAAACGAACATCTAAATTCGCTAGATCAGCTACCAACACTGATGTAGAATTAACTCCAAATTGATTGTTGTAATCAACAATCCAATTAATATAACTTGCCTTACTTGCTCCGCTACCGTAGATTTCTAATCCACTAGCATTTAATCGATAACGACGATTGTATAGATATTGACCTAATGTGGTATCATAACGATATAAATCTCGATCAGCAAATAAAGAAAAGAACTGAGCTGGTTTGGTAAGAGCCAACAACCGCATGATGGCAAATGGATACGACGATGACTTCCACCATGATGCTTCTGCTTGACCCCCGTCTCCTGTAGTCCAAGACTTTGAAAAAGTTGAAGCGTCCGTAGTGCCCCAAACTAAACATTTATCTGGTGACAATAAATGTCCTTCTGAATCAACCGGTATTATTTTACTCAATCCGCTACGTTTGTATTCAGGTAGTATATACGGACCAGTGATGTCGCCAACAATACCTGCTTCCAAGTCATCCCACAACACGGTGTTGCCTGAAGTATACGGAGCTGGACCATATCTGCTGGTCCACCAGGTTGGTTCTTGTGAAAATCCCACCATTTCCCAAGGTGTGAGATGTGGTGTTTCAGTGTCGTAGAAATATCGATAAATTCCTCTCCAGTTGCCTTGTAGGAATTTTTTGTTGTCAAGTCGATTGGATGTTTGACTGTAGTTGTAGGTAAACGGATTAGACGTTTTATATGCGGCATGAGTAGTGTAATTTACTTTGTTTTGTCCTACCCACGATAAAAAATCTTCATTTAATATTTGTGTTACTTCGTCATAATTGTAAGAAGTTTGACGGAAAAATCCTGGCAACAAAGCAGTGGTCTGTGCTGGGTAAAAATTAGGATTAACTTCTTCTGTGGTTAATGGGATCGGATTATCATCGACTTTAATGTTGTTAAAAATTCGTTTTTCAAACTCTAACAGTACATCGTCACGTATATCTCCGAATGTAATAGTAATGCTTCCGTCATGACCACGAATAACGTCCACTGACCCAGTAGCATAAGTAGTGTCTGTATAGCGTTCTGGTGTATAAACCGGATACAATCCCATTTTGCTAGGAGTATTTGGGCACCAATTGCCTATGGTATTTGAATATTCATTTATTGTAACTACATCTCCGATATTCAAAGTAACTAATATAGTCAACTTAGGACTGTAAGACGATACTGTATATTCTACATTGCGTATTAATAAACGATTATTGACATAAACCAATAATCCTAAATAATTACTAGCTGTAAAATCATAAGTTTGCTTGGTATTAAAAATATTTGCGGTAATTGGATTTACTATTGTCGTGTTAGTTATATAGTTAACTCCTGAAGGTAGCATGTCGCTCCAGTAAAAACTATTAGACCCGGTTAGAGTTTTTGTTATTGTTTGTATTGCGGCATCGAGTATACTACTGACCGTTTGTGTACTGTTTATATCTAGTTGTGTTACCGCAGTTAATAATTTATGTTTATACTTGATGTATTCACGACTATTGTAGCTTAAAGCAGAAAATATATTGTAATTTGTCGAACGTAAAAAATATCCTGCTAGTGTCAATGGCGACGATTGTTGTAATATTTGCTGTCCGTAAGGAACAATATTTCCTAAATCTCGTGTATTATTAGGCCCGTTTATTACTCCGTTGAACGAAACTAAGTTTTCACATATGGTAGTATAATGTTCTCTCACCGTTCCTAATGTAAATTGAGCGCTATTGGTATTAAAAGGATTATTTTCAAGATTAATAGGTACTTGATAAAACGCTTGATTGCTTACTTGATCACTATATACCAATACCTCAATAATGTCACCTGTAACATATCCTGCTCCAGTTAATGTAATTACTGTGGTTTGAGTCTTTGGGTTAATTGACAATTGATAAGTTGAAGATAACTGGTAAGTATTATTAATAAAGATTTGAACTGCCGGTACTGGCAGTGTTGTTGATGCTATTACATCGAGTTGTATTGGATTTCCGTCATAATTAAATTGGAACTGTTGCCTAGGTAAGCTAGGTGCGATGGCTTTTTGCCATCCTGTTTCAATAGTAAAATCAAATTCTGATGTATATTGATGTACATAACCTGTACTAATACTAACTGTTGTACCAGTTCCAGAGGGAGTGTATACAAAGGTATCAGAATACAAATTGTTATTGAATACAATACCTCCTATGTTGTTAATATTATAAAAATCTAAAGGTATACCTAATACAGAATCAACCGGACTAGATGATTTTTCAGCATAGCTTAGTAGTTTAGATCCGCTAAAATTTGAACTAGGATAGTATACAACATCTCCGAAACTATTTCCGTTAACATCATATACATCAAACAACGGAGCTTGGTTTACTGAAGTTTTTTGCTGGCTACTTACCCAGTTTTCTCCGTTAAACCAAAAACTTTTTCCAGAATAGTTAATTCCATTTAAACAAACTGTGCCTTGATTTGTTAACGCAGGGCTGTAATTTGTTGGTATCAAATCAATTATTGGAGTAGTTGAACCATTAGAGTCAGGTTCGATAAAATTAACTTGATATACTTGTTTTCGTACATTAATATTAGCGTCGGCAGCAAATATAACTAAACTTCCTTGAACAAAATTATAACCATCAGAGCCATAACCTATAGCACCGTTGACATTTAATAAAGCATTGGTCTGTTTAAAGTCAATAACGTTAACAGGAGGCAATCCTTTAACCGGAAAATTAAATAATTTTATACCTGATTTAAATTCTAAAATAGGACGGTTGGCACGTTGCGATTTAACATAGGTTAATGATGTATTGTTATATCTAGCAGTAGCCGAGATTACATCTACGTGGAACCATCTATTACTTCGTGACCACGGATTAAGATCAATACTAGACTGACTAATTGTCATATAATCAGGATACAGTGGTTGTTTACCAGCGGCATTAATTACCCCGCCACTGATATATGTTCCGACGGCAGTGCTGTTAAAAATTACTTCAGATGTAGTACAAGATTTTACAATGAACGTACCATTAAAATTTCCGTCATAAGATATTAAATTACTTACAACAATTATTTCACCGAATAAAAATGGTGCTGAATCTAAGGGAGTGTAAGATAATACCACTTGAGATCCATTTCCAACTGCGTGTGTTACGTTCACTAAGCCTACTTCAGTAGCATAAGATTCAGGGACAACAAAATCAGTTATTGGTAATAACACAATAGCAGTACCGACACCTTGAACATAATACGTGTTATCTTGGTATGTAGCAGGATATACACTGCCTTGAAAGGTGATTTTTAGTCCGTTGGTAAATGTAACCCCATTAGGACTTGTATAAGTGGTTTTTCCTAATATCTCAGTTTCAACGTCAATATAAACGCTCGAACTAATTGAATTAATAACCCCGCCATTTATGTAATTTGCTGTTTCTGTACACACATACGTTACCGAAGAAGTGCTAGAAGACACTACATTGAATGTACCATTGTACGAGGCTGGAGTTATTCCAGAAACTGTAATTGTGCTACCTGCTAGAAAAGGTTCTGTAATTTGTGTATCAAAAGTCAAAGTAGCTGTAGTGCCACTACCTGTAGCATTGGTTACAATAACGGGATTGTTCGTAGAAGTTTCATTGACTAAATTAATAATTCCATAGATAGCAGGATTTTCGCTATCTTGATAATATAAATTCGAGGCTGATGCTGTTAGTAAAGGAACTTGTGCGAAATAACCTGATGTATCTCTAAACCATTGCGTGTTAACATATTGCGTTCCATAAGCTACGGTATAGCTAGTGTTAATCGTTTCTTTGCCATTACTATCGACCTTAGGAATTGCTACTGATTTAACTGGAGATAATTTAATTCTCTGTATGTTATCTGCTCCGGTAATATAAGTAGCTTTCCAAATACCGAACTGAATATTAGTATCAACAATAGGAGTAGTTGTATTGTTTAAATGGTGATCATACCAGCCGCCAGCGGCCACATCACTAGTGGTAGTTGTAAAAATTAAACTGCGATTATCAATATTGGTAATACCGTCAATACCTTTTGGATAGTATCGTAAAAATTGCTGTGGTGTTACTCCATTAATTTTATTGAATTTGTACGTAGAATCTACTACCAAATCAACTATATCGTTTTCGGCTATGGTATAATACAGTTCTTGACTAGAGCTTGATGGCACGTCGAAATTTAGTGTTCCGTTATTAATACCATTATCACTAACTCCTAGCACAGTTCGGCTGGAAATATTATTACTCCACGACAATGTGCCATTTACGCCTGGTTGGCTTTGTATCCAAAATTTAGGCCCATTATCCGCTGTCGCGTCAATAATGTTTAGAGTGCCTCTTAAATTATACTCGCTATCATTACAATAGTACAGGGTGTCAGGAGCATCATAAGGTACAGTAAAGGTTACGAGACCTTGTGTTATCCCGTTGTTGGTAACTCCTTCGCTCCAGACGTCTGTAAGTCCAATGGACTCTGCTGTTTTAATGTAAAAGGCCAGAGATGCGTCTTGCACTAAATTCCAAATGTAAGTATTGCCTCTGACTAAAGTCATTGTAGGATTATTAGCTTGATTATCAATAGACCAGTAAGTTGTTCCTTTGTTAATGACTCTATATTGAATAGTTTCTTTACTATTTTGCGCTATATTAAATTTATAATGTCCATTGCGAACCAAGTTAATAGTAGGATTTAGTCCTGTGTATCCACTGATAGAATAAGCGTTGTTAGTTCGAGTTACTGTAAATGTTTGAGTCGGAGGTATAGAAGTAGCAGATACATTTACTGCGTCAGGTCCAGCAGGTAACCAATAATATTGAGAATAATTACTGAACTTATCAAAATCTACAAACGGATCCCACGTATAGTATTCACTTTCGAACAGTCTGTCGGTTTTATCAACTATACCACCTTCGGTACGTATGGCGTCAATAATACCTGGATATGTAATAACATCATCAACTTCTCCAGTAGATGGATTTAACGATACTACCCCAGGCTCAAGTTGATAATTTGTACGGTCTGCCGTAGATTCAAGTACATAATTGTCAGCAGGATTAACGCCTGGACCAACTTTTTGACCTATGAATCCTTGTGTTTTTTTATACTGTGGCTCTTGAATCAACTGATCAAGTGTAGCAGACAAAAATTGACTATTAACCGGAGTTTGGAATATTTCCGGGAGAAAATTTACTGATCGAATGTTAGTAGCCATTATTGGGCCCCGGAGGTTTGTAGTGTAGTGTTGGATAATGAATTAATAATTTCAATATTATTAATAGTCGCTCCATTTACAAATATTTGATTTGGCGCGCACTTAATTTCATATAAATTTCCAAAAGTTTGATCAGTACTCAATGGTACCAACACCACCGAGGCTACATAATTTCCAATTTGTGCATGTATATAGGCTGCTAGTTCAGAGAAGTAAAAAGTGTTACCGAAATCCCAATTAGAAATATCAAAATAAGCATTCATTGTTGCTAATATCATATTTTGTATTTGATTATTGCTGGCATTGTTATTGGCTGCTGGTACTACTTTAATCATAGCTTGCAGTGCCGTAGGAGCTTTGCTACCGAATAATGGCACAAATTCCACGCTATTCAATATCATATTGTCACTTATCATTTTATAGTTTAAAAGTCCAGAATATGCTGTAGTTAATTCATTGATGGTTGGAGCCGCTGGTTTGGTAACTGTATTGGTTGTATCTTGGATCCATTGTTGGTATGCTGTATAATATTCTGAAGTAACTACATACAAATCAATAATATTAGTACTACCCGGATCAATTAAATTAGACAATCCACTGTTATGCCTATATTGAAAATACAAATCTTGTCTTCCTACATTTGCTATCCAGCCTGAGGTCAATGTTAATATTCTTATATTTTGCGTTGTCAGTGTTAATTGATAAAAATTATTTTCTTCGTAAGCATAAAACATTTGACCTGTAACATATTCTTCTTTGTGTAATTCAATAACAGATAATAATGGATATAAACTAATAACGCTATTCGATGGTTGTAACAAATAACGAGTTAAATTATCAAAATCAGAAGTTAACTGGAAAAATACATACGGAACTGCCGTTGATGAGTAAGTTGGCGAGATTCCTACCAACTTACTATAAAAATCTGGATCATCCGGAATACCATCATTATTATAATCTTGATAACCGACTGATATTTGATAATCGTCAATTAATCCATCACTAAGCACTGGTTGTCCAATGATTTTAAGTCCTATATCATCTAATAAAGGTTGATTAGAATCTGGTTGACTATTTGTTTTTAATACTTTAATGTAATCGCTAATAACTGTACCAGTTCGACTGTCATATATTGACTGACTATTATCAAAGAAAAAACGTACTTCCATTACGCTGCCAAAATAATAATTTAAACTGCGAGATTTTGTTGTATATTGTAAGCCATCGTACGTACATTGAATGATCCAACTGGCGTCTAAATTCACTCCATCGCTGTTGCCAGCATAGCCTTGTCCCCAGCTGGCAGTGCTTTGATTAAGATTAGGCGCAGTAATTATGTACCAAGAATAAGGAGTGCCAGTAATGGCTCCGGTATTGTCATATCCTAATCCAAAATTAGCATTTACTAAAATTTGATTAATAATGCTGGTTTGTGTGGCAGTACTAAATGTATTAACAAATAAAGGAATAACACTGGCTACAATAGCTCCAGTAGGCACATACGTATTAAGAACCACTGGGCCTGATCCGTCAGATAAATTACCTAACCCATTGTTAGTTCCTGTACCAACGATGGATCTCGGACTTGCCCAGATTATTAAATGGTCATGATTTGTTGTTGGTACACCAAGTTGTAATTCATTGTTGACATCAAAGTAATAACCAGTTGGAGGTATAAATTTAATCAATGAACCTTCTATAATAAATCGAGCATTGTTGATTGCAGTTGTGCCTACTACCGCTGGGACTCCGTTGCTATTTTGGAAGTATCCTGTGGTTTCATTTACAATGGTTGTGCTTTCATTCCAACTATAATTTAATGCTGATAAATCTGGTCTAGGAAAGTTAGCATGATAAAACTGCTTCATCGTAACATTGCTTAATATTGGTGCTAGTTTGTTTAAAATAAAATTGTTAATATCAGTGGTAGTTTGCCAAGCAAAAGTAAAAGCAGAAGCGGTATTGGTATACCATAAAGCTCCATCGTCACCGAAGACATTGGTAGAAGAATATTTGCCGGTAGGATCAACTAGGTCTAGATAACGACTAGTACCTATGCTACTTCTATTAAGAGCAGAACTTTTAATAATAGAATTGTAAGTTGTAAAAGGAAAATTTGTATAGTCTTCGCCATTTACCATTCTATTTTGTGTATAGTATCGCGCAGGAGCACGTTCTTTAATTTGTGTTATGGTTTCACGAGGAGAAGCATTGGTTACAGTTGTTGTTATTCCGCAAGTAAAAGTAACTGTTTCGATAGTTCCTGTACGGCTAACATAAGAAATAGGTATTTGAACAGATTGCATGCTTTCTGGATTAATGGTATATTTTAAACCATTTGAAGCACGGACATAGGATCTAAATTGACCTACTGGGATTGCCGAAAAAACATTATCACCGAATACCAAAGTAATTTGATCGTTGAGTCTGCTGGTAACTGAAAACGCACTGCGCAGAGTCGTTGATATTTGGTCAACAACTGACGCATATACTGATTCTACCTTGTCCCATTCCAACTGTACATTGCCTAAAGAGTCTAACTGATATAACCAAACATCGGTATTGTTTACGCCGTCGATACCGATATCAACAGTACGGTTAGAAATGCTATCAGGTAAATTAAAATCTTGATTTTGTAGCGAACCTTGCTTGAAGTAAAAGAAAAATCCTGTATTAGCACTAGAATAGCCTAACTGATCATTGCGAAATAAGATGTTGAATTGCCCATTTGGCAATGGAGCTGGTTCATAAATGTAAGATTGTCCCATTGAAGTTGAACTAACAGCTTCAAATGGCATGCTAATTCCGTCAATGGTAGCAACGTACGGCACCACTGGCAAATAACCTGGTACTAAATTGATGGTATATTCTTGAGTACCAACTCCTAATATAGTTTGACTGTTGCTAGGTACCCCGATTTTTTGAGTATTAACTAAACTAGCATTTATAATAGTAGTAAATTGTTCTTGCCAATCATAATTACTTGGATCTGCCCAGTTGACTGTAATATTAGCTAGGTCAATTCCGTTATAGTCTGTGACATTTTCTGTAGTAGTGATCGATAATACTTTTAAATATCCGCTGGCTTGTGTATTACGCTGTGGACTGTAGCTGACTAAATTAGCCAGTTTAATAACGCTGTCTCTGCGTTCGGCTGTATCGATGTAATTTTCACGAGCATTTAAATCTGAACGAAATGCCAGTGCTTGACCCATAAAAGCCATAACATCTAGCAACGCAATGAACTCTGATGATTCAATATAATCATTAAAAGTTTCTGGGTACTGAAGACGCAGATAATCAATGAAACTTTTGCGCAAAGTTTCAAAGTCATAGCTTTGAAAATCTCCTTGACTATATGTTTGGTAGATTTTTTTCCAGTCTTCGATACCAAAAAGCGTTGTTTGTCTTGTTGTGGTTGCCATAGTTTTTATTGTTTAAGTATTTATTACAGTATAATCTGTCCAGATTATATACTAAACATAACTGGCATTTCTTTGTACTTGATCAAAGAATACTGACAAAATTTGAGTATCAGTAGTAGCAACCGTTTGTAGTTCAAGCTCTATTAATATACCATTTTCTTGTGGATATATGTTAATGTTATTGAGGTACAGTCTAGGATCTCCGGCAACCACCCGCTGAATTTCTTTTTGAATGGCTGTTTGTGTTTCTGGAGTTTGATTTTCAAACAAATAGCTCCAGATTAAGGTTCCGTACCCTGGGCGTCCAACGACTTCACCTTGTCTAATGTTGAAGGCATTTAACAAATCTCTTTTTATTAAATCGTAATCTAAAAGAGTAAATTGTTTATTTTGATTAATGGTGTTGAACCCGACAAATTTGGTCATAATGTGTATTTATTTTGTTAAATTTAGAACTTTCTTGTGTTCATTAACTGTGCTAAAGCACTTTGTGGCTGACCGCTTGTTAGGTTTTTAGCAGAATTTACTAGACCAGACACTTGACCAAGTCCGCCTACAGCGCCTACATTCAACGATCCAAGTCCACCACCGGCAACAGCATTAACTTTAGCCAATAAACTTTGAGCTTGTGATACATCAGCTATGCTACCTAAACTAGCTGGGGATGGAGGTTCAAAGGTCGGAGCCGCAATTTTGTTGGTACCTATAATCCTTGTCACTGACGCATCTAACGTAGCGCGATTAACGGTGTTGCTAAAGGCCGCGGCTGGTTGTACTCCTGCTACTGCGCTACTTAATGAAAAATCGCTGAAATTTATTCCGAATTGAGAAGATTTACCAAACATATTAAGATTAGATGATAGTCCTGTTCCAAGATTTGGCATTCCCGGTAGTTTTGGCAACCCAGGAATACCGGGTATTGCTGGTATACCAGGTATTGATGGCAACCCAGGAATACCGGGTACACGAAGACCTTGTGTTGGTAAGTTATTTCCTAGTCCTGCTAGTCCTTCTCCTCCGATGGCATTCAACGCAGGAGCGTTTTGTGACCAGGATGCTGTCACGCTTGAACCGAATTTACTGGCATTGACTACCAAAGCACCTATGTCTCCATTTAACGATGAAGCGATCGATGCCGTTAGATTTGTACTGCCGGCTAATCCTGTGGCTAACCCTGATAACTGAGGGGAGATTTCTCCGCTGGCCATAGCTCTGTTGTTTAGTGTATTGGTAGAAAATCCAACGGCACCGGTAGACAAGCTGTTAAGACCTGAACTATAAGATGCTACCGCATTCACACCTAGTCCTTGTATGCTATCAGGCACTATCCCAACAGGATATGGATCTAACCTGGCTGCTTCTAAGTCGATTGGGTTTTTTATTTTTCCGATTACACTGGCTGCTGTACTATAGAGATTGTTGTTTACTAAAGCGTCAGAGGAATTAGATTTCGGAGCCAATGCCAGTAAAGTCAACGGCGCTGTTTTTGTCAATGTACCGTCAGCGGTGTATACCTGTCCGGTATTTACACTGGTTGTATCAGTAGATTGAGCTTGTATAAGTCCTGCCGATACCAGTGCGTCATGGCTTTGACTCATAAGAGTTGTTTGAATTTGATTTTGAAGTGCTTCGTTATTTAATATATCATTTACACTTAATACTCCGTTTAGTCCAGTCCACGGAGTTGGGCTTTTCATAAAGGCAACAAAAATATCTGGATTAGCCTGTGTGCTGACATCAAGTGGACAAAATCTCTGTGAGTATCCTGGTTTGATATAACCTACTCGTTCCAGTTGTTGCGCATTAAATCCATACTTTCCTATTCCTGACTCTTGTGTTATAGATGTAGCATCTTGATTAATCACTGCCGCAGTCTGCGCCATCAGCGCTTGTACTTGTGTTGAAGATAAAGACCCTATAGGAGTAGGAGGCGTAGCAAAAACTCCTTGACTAGGATTGCTGTTGACTTGAATAAAGTTGGTTTGATTAATGGGGTTTGGAACCGGCACGTGCGCTAGTTCAGGCACTGGTGCCACTATTGGTAGTTTTGATATAACAGCCAATAGCGTCTTGTCATCGACACCGGCAGTGCCGCGTTGTAAACGTGATATACCAAAATTATTAAACGAGTGAGTAGGGTGCGTTAAGGTGTCCCCTGGTTTATATCCTACAAAAGTGCCGGCGGCTGCTTGAGAATAAAATATTTCATCGGCGGCTGCTTGACTAGTGCCTTCCGGAGCTGTCATTGTAAATACTGCCCCTGACGGTAGAGAATAGGTAAATTTACTCATGATATTTTGGTTATACTAACCCCGGGTGGCACAGTAGGTGCTCCGGGTGGCGAGCTATTGCTATCATCTGACAACTTAACATCCACCTGAACCCCTTGATTGTGATAAGGCCAAGGTTCATGGCTAGGTGCCCGAGTGACAATGCTTTCAATCGCAGTAGGTGACACAGTCCATCCAGTGCTGGTATTGAATTTAGTACCTGGCATAGTGCGCTTGATCAATGCTTTTGGAGCGGTGACAGCAGGTGCTGATCCTGGATTAAGGTCAATTCCACTGGCTTGAAGCGTGATGTTGTTGCCACCTAACCAAGTTCCGCCAGATGAGTCAATGGTTAAGGCTCCGTTACTTTTGACTTTGATGGCTTTTTCACTGAAGGCAGTTAATACGTCTTTACTGTTTATAGTGGTTGTACCTACGCTTTGTAAGGTAGTGTTAACATTGCTTTTCATATTGATGTTTCTACCCGCATACACGTTAAAATCTCTATCAGCATGTAGATTTATATCGCCTTCAGTACGTAAATTAATAGAATTAGTAGCGTAGACATCCAAAGTACCTTCTTGCCCGAACTCTAACCATACTTGACCACTGGCATGCATAATATAAAAACAATTACCATCATCACTCATGGTGATTTGATGACCTTTTGCTGTTCTAATCCGCACTAAATTGTTTGTGCCGCTTACATCACCATCATCTAACACTAAACTGTGTCCACCTCTACGTCCTACTACGTTAACTGCATCAGGTGCTACAGATCCAGATGCTACTTGATCTTTAATAGTAGCATCATTTAATCCGCCTTGATATATAGGTCTGCCAGGAGTACTAAGACCAAATGCCGAACTTGGACTTTCTCGCTGACTAGAAGAAGTTATGGCTCCTCTGATTGGATCATTAACAACCCCTTGTTGAAATAATACACTGGCTAGATAACTGTGAACTGGTTTTTGTTGGTTAAAGAACTGTGGGTTTTCGTTTATAGCAGTATTGTTAGACGAGTTGTTGATTTCAGTGGCAGGCAACTGCGGACTATTGGCAAAATACGTTGCTTGATTGGTATTTTGAGTGGCGGCATTTTCTGTGGCTCCTATGGCCGGCACCATGTGACTAACACCTTGTGATGGTATACAACCTACAAAATATCCTTGATTAGGATCTCCACCAATAAAAAAGCACAGTACACTAACGCCAACATCCGGCGGGCTAAAATTCATTCCATAGCTTTGTTGATTATTAGAATCGCCATAACTGCCTGTACCGGCACTAGTACTAGTTTTAGGAGATGCTCCTCCAAATGGTGGACAGTAGCTTACAGTACGCCATAATGACTTGTTGGTTTTGTCAGTGCCGGCGAATTGTTCAATGTAAACTTGTACACGATTACTTCGCGTTGGATCTACATTATTCATTATCTCGCCACTGAAGGGTCCAAAATCTGTAGGCATTCCTCCACGATCAAATTTATAATTCGATGCTCTACCGGTGGTACGTTCTGTGTTTAGTGACATTATTGATCTTTCGGTGCCATTACTTGTGTGCTTTTATTTACACTTGTATTTTGTGACGAATTCTTATTAGGTGCGCTTACGGTTGTATTGTTAGATACTGGTTGTCCGGCAGGCGAAGATGTCTTAGGTGATGGCAAACTAGTAGACGAATTGGTATTTGACGCTGGCGTGGCACTGCTTGGTGATTGCCAAGAAGAAGTATTTTGATTTTTTGAACTGTTCAAATCCACTCTGCGTGGATCGGTGGCAGAAAAACCAGCAGAACCTCTACCACCTCCTGTTTGTGGTAAATCTACTCTGCGTGGATCAGTGGCGGCAAATTTAGCAGAACTTCTTCCGCCACCAGTTGGTGTAGCGGCTGGTTCAGCTGCCGCTTTATCAGATGATTGTTTACCGGCATCAACTACATCGTTCGAATGTAGGTTTGTTAAAATGGTTCCCGCTAGTTCTTGCTCGAATAGACCTTTCTTAAAAGTGCTTTTAACTGCTAATAGCGTATAAGCTGTACTGGCTTGTGCATCTGCGTTTGATAAATTATTGCTTCCACCAGCTTCGGCGTTGATGTCAACCAAACCAGTATCTAAATTATAATCAGCAGGTGCGTTCCAATTTATAGCAAATACAGCTTGCTGTGCTTCTGTGTTTACAGTTCCGTCTGGATAAAATCCATCGAAACTAAAGTTTTTTGCGTTGGTAGTTGTTATTGTACCTTGTTGTATCCAAGCTGGGTCTCCTATTATCTTAATACTAACACCCGATTGATCAGCGAAACTATATAAAAAATCAGCGGCGGTGCTGGCTGGGTTCATTGCTCCTTTACTAGCACCTTGATCAGTTTCGCTGGTTCTTGTCATTGGTACTCTTTTATTTTGAAACTGAATTTTTTTGGCTAACTCGCTGTCAGTAGACTGTATAGGCGCGGTTCCAGTCATTACTTCTATCCATAAATTATTGAAAGATTGCTCAAAGTGTAATACTTGAGTATTCATACCAGTAAACCAGTAGTCATAGACTTTATGTATGCCTTTAAATTTAGCAGGCGGAAAGTACTGACTTTTCATTTCATTAATACCATAAGTGTTGACTATATAAACCATATGGTACGCATAATCGTTGCGTTTTTTATCTAGCTTATCACTTAGTGGGTACGCTTGAACATTGATTTTAAACCAGGATGTATCGCTATTGCTTTTGTCATTGGGTGTGTTCTTACCATCAACTGCGTCTGTTGATGATTTTTGTTGATCTGTGATATAACTACTGTTGCGCATTACCGTTTCTATATACTGCACAATTTGTGTACCTTGTAGCACTGATTTATTCATTGCTGTGGTATTCATACTGTTTGTATTTGAATCTATCTTAGACTTGGCAGTGCCATCTTGTTGCATTGGCGTTGTGCTTTTTTCAGTTTGTCCGGGAATTTTTACTTTTGAACTACCTAGTGATTCTGGAACAAACTGGACTTCGTAAGAATTGGCTATTTCAACTGTACCGCTTTTAACTAAATCTTTTTCATACTGATTGAGTGCTTCGCATAAGCCTAAAAAATTATATTTTGTATTGCCTTTAGGTGCCGCAGATGCTTTAGAAGGAGCCGGTGTTGTATTTTTGTCAGAAGCATCAGTGTTAGTAGTTCGCATTGATGCTGGAGTTTGAGCTGAATACGTTCCGCCTCTACTATTTGGTGCTACACGATTTAGTCCAGCCATTGTTATTCCTTTGCTCTACCATTGGTATCAGACGCAGTATCTTTACTGGCTGCTTTGCCATTCAATACGTCATTTACTGTTTCGCCTGATAATTCTACATTATATGGAACACTGGCAAAAGCAGTACTTTGAGCATAATAAGTACCGCTATAAACACCTTTGATGTGATATACTATGGTTTTGCCATTTACAGTATACGTAAAATCAGTGATCATAAACGGAAAATATTTTATAACTGCGTAATTAGTGTTGTTGGCTTCGGCACCCGGAGTTCCTGCCGCACCAATGTCGGTTACTAAATTCCCTGCCGCATCATAACCATAGAATCTTACAATCATAACGTAAATTGTGTTATTCAATGTTGCCAAGGGTTCTTGATTAATATCTTTGGCAGCACTAGCTAGGTTTTTTAATAAGGTTATTCCGTTAGGTTCAGTAACAATAAACGATATTGACGTTGCTGCCGTTACTTGTTGTGTAAATTGACTTTCAATTTCTAAATCATCTAAATAATAATCAAGCGTAAAATAAGAATTTCGATTTCCTACTGCCGCTCCGCCACTTTGAACCAACAACGACCATGCGTTGGTATCTATAATGCCGTTGGTTTGCATGTCTTTAAGCTGGTTAGTGGTTAGTATGTACCAACTTAAATTATAAGTGTAACTGGCATAATTATCTAAAATGTTAGGTCGAGGTGATATACCTTCACTGGCTGAAGCATTGCCTGCTTTGTCTTTTGTTTCTTTTGTAGGTTTACCAGAATCTTCGTGGTCTAATCTTCGCGGATCGGTAGCGGCAAATTGAGCAGAACCTCTGCCGCCGCCAACTGGAGCAACGTCTAGTCTCCTAGGATCAACAGCGGCAAATTGAGCAGAACCTCTGCCGCCGCCTGTGGTATTTGTACTGGTAGCCATGTTAGAATCCCAAGGTTGATTTTAGGGTGGTAATTTTTGGAAGATAAATTTCTACACCTGTGGCAAAGTCTAAGGGTGGCGCGGTTAGTGTGTTAGGATTGCGTTGATAAAATACCCACCATAAGGCACTATTTTGATACAAATCATGCGCCAATAAATCTGGTCGGTACTGGTAAGCGGCAGTTATCATAAAATATTGGTCGTCATACAATTTAGGTACAGGTCTGTTTACCATTACGTCTAAAAAATACTGACTAACACCTGTTAGATAATAAGGACTGGTTTGACTATAAGATGACATTACCAAAAACCTCCTTTAAGCAAACTACCTGAAGCATAGTCTGCCAAACTAAATTGTTGGCTAACTTGTTGACGTGTATTTACTGGTAATAAACTAATGGTAACTGTCATTTTAGTTGGAACATAAGTTGGTGCGCCTTGTCCTGGATTAGATGACGCTTGCGCAAATTGATTAGAGGGCATAGCTCCGGCAGCAATATCTTGTCCTGTACTCATTAAACGCATTTTACTGACGTCTGCCCCGCCTATGGGTATTGCGTATTTGTTGCTTTGTTCTGTTCCACCGTGACCTGATTGATTGCTGTACTGCGCACGTATGTAGTCTACATCATCTGGCAAGCTGTAGGTAAATTGTGTTATCAAGCAAGAATGATTATTAAATTGATAATCGCCTAAGCCTGATAAAAATACCAAAGGAGGCGGACTACCTCTTTGCGCATCTTGACCATAAAACATTTTTGTTGCGCTTCTAAAAAAGTGTATTACTGCCAGTAGGTAATTCGCATCTGCTGTGTTTTGCGCAGTGAACAACGCAGAAATTGATATGGTATCCATCGAAGAACTTTGATAAAAATAGCCTTTGTAATTTGAATGAGTCAACTCGTATGGCGAATACTGTGCTTTATATGCCGTGTCTATTTTTGGAGTGTAAGGAAAAATTACACCGTTGGTGGGTTGTAGTGGCGCTAGTATTCCGGCATTTCCGGATTTATAAAGATAATCAGCACCTTGTGCTAGGCTTAACTTAACACGCCAATCACTATTAACCGCGTTTAAATTCCATTGCGCTGTTCTATTTTGCTGTCTTCTCGCATTTTGTACCGCAGATTTAATGCTAGATGTAGCCGGAGATGCTACATTAGTTGGAGTAGACGTAGGTGTAGGTATTGGTTGAGTTTGATATCCAGTAAAACTTTTAGGAACTAGCGCAGGCGCTGTTTGAATCGCAGAAGTTGCTATGGTATTATCTGGAATTGCCAACTGAGGATCTGTTAAGGAATTAACTGCTGCCGGTGCGGAAATTCCAGTGAACTGTGATTGTAAATCTGCTAGTCCTTGTTTTTGCAGTGACATATTAGATTGTGCCGCTGTTATCGCAGTGGTGGCCCCAACAATATATGATTGATTTTCGTCTATGCTAGACTGTGCTTCTTGTATATTGGATTGAATACCTGGTATGGCTTTTGGATCTAGATTAGGATTACTTAAATTAAGATTGTCAATTTCTATAGTGCTTTGGGCCGCATTAATTTCTTTTTGATATCCACCAATAGCCGCGGTATTTTCATCAATAGTTTTCTGATCAATTTGTATATTGTTGTTATAATCAGCAATTACTTGTAGTTGCGCGTCTGTTGGTAATCCCATTTTTTAATCCCTGTATAATATTTATGTCTTAAATAATATACGTTTATAATGGATAAATAGGTTGACAACCGTTGTTTTTATGCTATACTATACACATAGGAGATCACATACGTGGCAAAACAAATTTTCAATACCTCTACCCCTAAAGTAGTTTATCTTACAAATAAAGATATTTTAAAACAAATACATCTTAGTAAAAATACATACTGTTCATTCTTAGATCCTGTAAACGATCATCAATATGACATTATCTTACCATCAGTGGCTAAGATTAATCAAAGAACCGTAGCAGAAGCTCGCAGAAATCGTGCTGATCGCATTAAAAAAGAAACTGGAGTTGTAGTAGATCCTAAAAAGATTCCTAACACTGATTTAGTTTTTAGGGTTACGTGCTGGGAACATATTCCAATGGCGCCAAAAAAGATACCAAAATCAGCGCAAACCAAAAAGAAAAAATTGGAAGATATTTTTGATTTTGGCATTGCCGAAGATGCTGTTATTGATTTACCGGAAGAAAATGAACTAAGCATAAAATATGTCAGGCTTCCATTTCCTCCTTTTTATCATTATCGTATAGACGAAAATAAAATCCCGTTTATTGTAGGAAAAAGCCATTGGCGTGGTGACTTAGAAACCGGCGAGTTTGATAAAGATCACGGTGAAATGACGCGAACGCTGGCCACTATGTTTATTAAATTATGTGATAGATATGCCACACGAAGCAATTGGCGCGGCTATTGTGTAGATGAAGCAACTGAAGCCCTAACTGATAAAGGATGGGTCAGCATTGATGATATCAACGAAAATAACAAAATACTAAGTTACAATGGCAGTAATTTAGCATGGAGTAGCATACGTAGCATTTACCGCGGCGAATTTAATGGTCTTATGCATAAATTAACCATGCGCGGATATGATTCTTTAATTACACCTAATCATAAAATAGTTACCAAAAGAGGATTAGTTCCGGTAGAATTACTCAAAGAAAATGATCAAATGATTTTATCCGCTGATGCCGAAGAAGGTGTTAAAGAATCAATATACAGCAATGATTTCGTAGAACTAGCTGGATGGATCGTAACCGAAGGATGTTATGAAATAGAACGCAACGTAGAATCAAAATTAGGTAATATCAAACGAATTACTGTTTATCAAAATGCCGGAGCCAAAGCCGATCGCATTAAAAATTGTTTAAATAATTTAGGTTATAAGTTTAGTGAAGGTGTTAGAGGTAAGAATCTTTGTTTTTCTATCAGCAGAAATGATTGTAAAAAAATTATTCAAATATTACCAGAAAAAAATCTCAGTATGAAATTTATTTTAAGTCTTACACTAAAACAAAGAGAACTTTTAATAGAAACTATGATAGACGGCGATGGATGGAGAAGATCTAATGGCAATCGTAGTTATGTTCAAAAAGACAAGCATCATGTTGATTTATTTCAAGCATTGTGTGTATTATCCGGAGTACGTTCTAATACTCATTTAGTAGACTCTATATCTTTCGGCAAACCGTCCGCATGTTATGCTGTAAATTTATTTTCAAAAAAGAGTAATATAGCAAAAGTATCTTCCGTCAATTTACATGGAGGAAAGAGAAATGGTAGAAAACGCATTGGGGCCGGCAAAATTACTCACCCTAACGAACCTACTACATACTATAAAGGTCGTGTATGGTGTCCGGAAACAGAATACGGATGTTTTGTTGCTAGACGTAATGGTACCGTTTATCTTACTGGAAATACCTACAATGAAGAAATGAGAGGGGCTGCATTGGTACAACTAAGCCAAATTGGTTTAAGGTTTGATGAGTCTAAATCACAAAATCCTTTTGCCTACTATACTGCCGCAGTTACTAATTCCTTTACTCACGTTTTAAACAGTGAAAAAAAGAATCAAAATATTCGAGATGACTTGTTAGAAATACACGGGCTAAATCCCAGCTGGACACGACAAAATTCTGGCGGCAAAGATCACAACAAAGACAGTGAAGTAATAATTACCTATGGAGATCAACCAGTTTAATTGCTATTACTGTTGTAATCTTATATACTAGACTTATGAGTAATCTATTTAAAAAAGCGGCAGTGTTCACCGATATACATTTTGGCCTAAAGTCTAATAGTATAGTACATTTAAATGATTGTGAAGCGTTTGTTGATTGGTTTATTATCAAAGCCAAAGAAGAAGGGTGTGAGACCGGATTTTTCCTCGGAGACTGGCACCACCACAGAGCTTCAATCAATATGCAAACACTTCACTATTCAATCAGATGTTTAGAAAAATTAAGTAAAGCATTTGATACTGTATATGTCATTCCAGGCAATCATGATTTGTTCTTTAGAGAAAAAAGAGATATACATGGTCTTGAGTGGGCACGACATTTACCCAATGTTGTTATCATCAATGATTGGTTTAAAAAAGGCGACGTAGTAATTGCGCCGTGGTTAGTAGGCGACGATCATAAAAAAATATCTAAAATGTCCGCCAAATACATGTTTGGACACTTTGAACTTCCTAGTTTTTTAATGAACTCGTTTGTTGCTATGCCTGATACCGGTGAAGTAAAACTTGAAAGTTTCCAAGGTGCTGAAAAAGTCTTCAGCGGGCATTTTCATTTACGTCAACAAAAAAATAACATCAACTATATTGGTAATAGTTTCCCTCATAATTTTTCCGATGCCGGCGATAGCAATCGCGGCATGATGGTATTAGCGTGGGGTACTGAACCTGAATATCATGCTTGGCCGCAACAACCTTTATACCGCGTTATGAAATTAAGTGAAGCCATTGACAATGCGAGTAATATTTTTGTTCCGAATATGCATGTCAAAGTAGAGCTAGACATTGATATCAGTTATGAAGAAGCTAATTTTATCAAAGAAAAATTTATAGGGGATTATAATTTGCGTGAAATAGCATTGATAACCAGTAAGAAAGCTGATGTTGGTATTGATTTGTCTCCGGGCGATATAAAATTTGAAAGTGTAGATCAAATTATCACTGCTCAACTCACTGACATAGAATCAGAATTTTATGATCCAAAATTGTTATTGAAAATTTACCAAAGTTTATGATTAAAATAAAAAATTTAACTATTAAGAATTTTCTAAGTGTAGGGAATGCCACGCAGTCTGTAAATTTTGATCGCAATGATTTAACCTTGGTGCTGGGTGAAAATTTAGACTTAGGCGGTGATGGTTCTAGAAATGGTGTTGGAAAAACCGCTTTGCTAAACTCTATCAGCTATGCGCTATATGGTTCTGCTGTCAGTAATATCAGAAAAGACAATTTGATAAATCAAACTAATGCCAAAAATATGTTGGTATCATTAGACTTTGACGTTAACAATACCAACTACAGAATTGAACGCGGACGTCGACCCAATGTACTGAGGTTTTTTATTGATAGTAAAGAAACTGAAGCTACAGATAGCGCCCAAGGTGATAGTCGTGAAACACAAGAAGCCATTGAGGAACTACTAGGCTTAAGTCACGACATGTTCAAGCATATAGTTGCGTTAAACACATACACCGAACCTTTTTTAAGTTTAAAAGCAAACGAACAACGAACTATTATTGAACAATTATTAGGCATTACACTACTAAGTGAACGAGCTGATAAAATCAAGGAACTTAACAGAAATACCAAAGATGAAATTACTCGCGAAGAATTTAGAATTAGAGCAGTAAATGAAGCTAATAAACGAATAGAAGAACAAATCGAAAGTGTAAAACGCAAGCAAACAATTTGGGTTACCAAACACAATGAAGATATTGCTAGACTTACGGAAGCATTAGAGCTATTAAAAGAAATTGATATCGAAGATGAAATTCAAGCTCATCGAGATAAAGCCGCGTGGAATCAAAAACGCAAGCACTTTAATGATTTGTCATCTGCTCTTAGTCGCGTAAAAATGGATTTACAGCGTGAAGAAAAGATTATTGGCAAATTGCAAAAAGAAATTGAAACGCTAGAAGCGCATACTTGTCATACATGCGGGCAGTCTTTTCACGATGACAAACACACACAGGTACTAAGTGGTAAACAACGAGAATTAGAAGAAGCTAAAAATAAACGTACCGAGTTCAGTGAAATTCTGGCGGATATACAAGCAGAAATGACAGCGCTAGGTGAGATTGGTAAACCTGTCACTACATTCTATACCAGTGAAGAAGACGCTTACCATCATAGGTCTAGTTTAGATAATTTGCAAAAACAAATTTTAGAAAAATCTACTGAGCAAAATCCTTTTAGCGAGCAGATTGAAGAAATGTCTACACAGGCTTTACAAATAGTAGACTATGATATTTTAAATAATCTTACCAAACTTCAAGAACATCAAGATTTCTTACTTAAATTACTAACCAGTAAAGACAGTTTTATTCGTAAAAAAATCATTGAACAAAATTTAAGCTATTTAAATTCAAGACTCACTTATTATTTAGATAAAGTAGGATTACCGCATAGTGTATTGTTCCAAAATGATCTATCAGTAAGCATCGAAGAGTTAGGTAGAGAGCTTGACTTCGACAATCTTAGCCGCGGAGAGCGTAATCGTCTTATACTAAGTATAGCGTGGGCATTTAGAGATGTATTCGAAAGTTTGTACACACCTATTAATTTGCTGTTTGTGGACGAAATGATTGATAATGGACTTGACACTCAAGGAGTTGAAGCATCATTATCATTACTTAAACAAATGAGTCGAGATAGGAATAAAAGCATTTGGTTAGTAAGTCACAGAGACGAACTTACTAGTCGCGTAGAAAATATATTAAAAGTAATTAAAGTACATGGCTTCACAAATTTTAGTCAGGAGGGAGACACAGCATAATTAACATTATGCCATGGCTATACGAAGGATTAGAAATAAATGAACTACCAGAAGATTGTGTAGGGTACGTGTATTGTATAACCAATTTAACTACCGGTAAAAAATACATCGGTAAAAAATTATCAAAATTTAGTAAAACAACTTATAAAACAGTAAAACAAAAAAACGGCATCAAAAAACGGAAAAAAATACGCTCAAAAATCGACAGTGATTGGAGAGTTTACACCGGCAGCAACTTAGAATTAAACAAAGACATCGAAGAATTAGGCATCGAAAATTTTTCTCGCGAAATACTTTACTATTGTAAATCAAAAGCAGAATGTTCCTACATAGAAGCCAGAGAACAGTTCAATAGAAAAGTGTTAGAAAGCGACGAATATTACAATGGTATCATCGCAGTCAAAGTACATAAAAGTCATGTAATCAATAAAATTAATCAATAAAAAGGCATCACAAAATGAATAAAAAAGAATGGCGACAAAAATATCGTAAAGAAAAAAAAGAATGTAGGCTTAGAGCAGCCGAACATCAACTTAAAGAAAAAATAAACGCAACTACTTTTAACAATTTATTTAAACCAGTTAATTTAAACAATAGCAACAAATAAGCAAGCATCATAAAACCCTTGACTCCCATCAAGGTGCCGCCGAAAGAATTTAAACGCTTTCGCACGGTCCGGGTTATTCAGACAAATGGGCTGTCTGTTGGCATCACCGTAGATAAAAGTTACGTCTACAAATGGTTAGAAAAATGTGTTGACGGATGATTGGTCTGTCCCTATTGAGGAACGGTGAGATACCCGGTCTGGATCTTAGGAAGGAAAGTGCTAGCACAACACTTTCCAGGTAAATGCTAACTTAAGGCATCAAATGGTTTGGGCTCTGTGAAAAAGAAACAACCCATGCTTATAGGACTTTGTTTGTTGTTATAGGGTCACTAGGGTTCCGTTGATATGTGAAGCTAGAGTAGGGGGTACCGGTCAACCGCCTCCGTTACGTCTATTATGGGAATAATAGGTAAATCTCTTGATAATTTTAACCGACTGCCGTCTATGGAAACGTCTTTGTCATTCACCGTGTTTACGGTGAATAACGACCCCGTGTTCTTGGAAAACCTAATCCACCGGAAACAGTTAAACAAATAGCTATAATGTTACTAAAGTAAATCTAGAAAAATTAAGCCTAATAAAAATAGAAGAAAAAATAAGACCGAGTGTAAACGAGGTCTTGGATTAGCTTGCTAATCCCTTAAATGAGAAACAAAGTGTAAACACAGTAAAAAAATCATTTAGGATAATGGTATACTATGAGTAAAATATCAAAAGAATGGCAAGCCAGAACGTTTTGTCGCTTCCATGTTTTCTTTTACTATGTCACTTATGATTTTTCTTTCAGCATTGCCTAAATTCATAGCTTCCCCGTAGCCTAGTCCACCGCGCATATACCAAACCATTTTTAACGCCTCTTGCTTAATGCCTTCTACTTCTTTGTCCATGCTATCAAGTAATTTAGCAATAGCTTCGTTGTTCATTATCAAGAGGCGCGCCCGAAAAAATTCGACATGTCTAAAGTAATGGCTTGTTGATATTCATGTTGACAATTAGCGCATTTAATAGTAATGGGTTGCATTTCTGCTAGGTTTTTATTAGTCACTACGTATTCTTGTATTTTGTTAAATGTTGCGCTGTCACAGTTTTTCATAAACTCGTTGATGTACTCTACTTCATTTACCATGGCAGTAGGAGTTTTGATGGTTAAAATACTTTGGGTTAACGCAGAAACTGTCATTTCCGTAATGCGTTTTAGTGCTTGACTTACTTCTGTTATTTTTTCCGGAGTAATTGCTTCAGGATCATTTAAACTTTGAAAAATGCGTTGCTCATCAAATTGAATTTTATTATTATCTGACATGTTTTTGTATGTCATAGGTTTGAAATAAATTTCAATATCGCCTTGAGCAATGGGCTGTGTGTAATCTGGTGCTCGAATGTTATCTAGTACTGTTCGCAAGTCAATACCATATTCATCACTGTTGGCACAAGAAGGACAAGTGGTAGCAAATTGCATTTCGTGACCATAACTGGCAATGCGTATAGATACCAAAATACTATCTACATCAATAGCAGGAATAGCCCACGCATCTTTAATAGCAGGAATACAACTTTGTATAACATTAACAACCGCTTGACCATTGAATAATGCATCTGGAGTTCTATAAGTTATTTCGTCAATAGCAGTCATTGGATAAACTGGCAATTCTCCGTTAGCAGGCATGTCTAATGCTGATTTTGGATAAAAAAGACCCTTGCTGGGTAGTTTTAAGTAAATTGATGGTTGTCTAAAATATTGGCTTAATGGGTTGTTTGAAATCATTGGGTTTCCTTACATAAGTATAGTTATGGCACTTGAAAATCTATCACCTGATGAAATAGCGGCAATACTTAACGAGTACAATGAAGCATTAGCTAAAGGTACTCCTATTTCACAGGAGCTTGCGGACTCTTTAAAAGATGCTCAAATCGGTGTTAAAAATTACACAGCCACTTTAAAATCTAACGTATCTCAATTAGGCACAAGTTTTGCCAAGGCCGCGGGAGATATCGCTAAAGGTGCCGAAGGTGCTAGTGTATTTAATGATGGTTTGAAGTCGCTTGCAAATGTTACGTCTACATTGCTAAGCCGTTTTGGTCCATTAGGCATTGCCGCCGGACTAGCTGTAAAAGGTTTAGAAAAATGGGCCAGTGCGGCAAACGAACAAGCTGACTCACTATTTAAAAGTTATCAAGAGTTAAGTCGTAGCGGTTTAGCTACAGGAATGCAGGATACCTTTAAAAATCTTCAGGACATGGGTTATACCATGAAGGAGATTGGCAATATGGCTGCGGTTATGAAAGATAACGCGGACATATTGGCACAGTTTGGTGGTACGGCAGCAACAGGTTCTAAACAATTTGCCATAATGGCAAAAGACATACAGTACAGCGATTTAGGCACGCAGTTTAAACGCATGGGTATGAGCGTTGATGATATCAATAACGGCATTGCTGGTTATATGAAATTACAACAATCATCAGGTACGCTACAGAAAAAAACCGCTGATGAAATGGCTGCCAGTGCGGCTGCTTATATTGAAGAACAAGACAGAATAACCAAAATTACCGGGGCTAGTGCCAAAGAACAACAGGCTGCTTTAGAGCAAGCCATGTCGGATCAAAGGTTCAATGCTACACAACGCAAGTTAGAACAAGCCGGAGATGCGCAAAGTCTAGCAGTAGCCAAACGTAATCGAGAATTATACAACATTTATTTAAAGCAAGGTGGTCCGGAACTGGCCAAAGGCTTTGCTGACGTAGCTTCAGGATTCTCAAACAGCAAAGAAGCACAGAAATTCCAACGTACATTTGGTAGCAGTACCGACATGATTCGTCAAGGTGTCACTGATACCGGTAAGATTGTTGATGAATCAAAACGCAATGCTAAAAAAGCATTAGATGCGGGCACTACACTAGCCCAAGCAGGTAAATTCAACGATAATTTCACAGATTTCTCACAAACTGCTAAATTCAGCAATCAAGCAATAGGTCAGTCTACTGAAGAAGCGTTAAAGCAAGCAGAGGATCAACAGAAAGCACAGAAAGATGGAGCAGACGATCAAGTAAAAACCATGGTGGACTTGACCACTGCTCAAAGAAACACAGCTCAAACCTTTGATAATTTAGTTAACAAAGGCATTGGTCCAGCTACCACTGCTTCAAAACTATTTGCCGAAACACTAGACGGGGCAACTGATGTAATAAACAGTGTCACAGGCAGAGGTGAGAAACAAGGCGGTGAATCAACTTCTTTATGGGGCAAACTAAAAAGTACTTTAAGTGGTACACCATCTACACCGGCGGCTGCCGGTGGGGCCGCAGGAGCTTACGGTGCCAAAGGTGGGTCAGTTGGCGGTGGGGGTGGTCCTGGCGGTGCTGTTGGCGGTTCTCAAGCACAATTACAAATTAAAAATGCGCAAGGTCAGTTGGTTGAAACCAGAAAAGGCGGCAACATTAACTGGCGCAATAATAATCCAGGTAATATACGCTACGGTGAATTTGCGATTCAAATGGGCGCCATTGGACAAAATGGTGGATTCGCTGTTTTCCCTACAATGGAAATGGGAGAAAAAGCTCAAGACACTCTGTTAAAAGGCAAGAACTACGCTAATTTAACTGCTAAACAAGCAATATCTAGATGGGCACCGTCTAGTGAAAACAATCCTGAAGCTTATGCTAGAAGTGTAGGAGCTCAAACTGGTTTAGACTTGAACAAGCGTTATGTTGATATGACGCCAGATGAGCAGAAAAAGTTCCGACAAGCAATGATGAAGGTAGAAGGAGGGAAAGCCGGCGAAGTAATACCAGCGGCAGCACCACCTTCGCCGATAACAGAACAAAAGAAACCTAGTGCGGCATTAGGCGGAGTTTTAAGTGGAGCAAAATCTGGGTTTGATGCTACACTTCACGGTACAGAAGCAGTGGTTCCTTTACCTGATGGCAAGACTATTCCGGTCAATGTAAAAAGTGAAGATCGTAAAGCACCGGCAGCATTTGATCAAAACATTATTGTACAACAATTTAGTGAATTGTTTGGTAAATTTGAAAAGATAGCACAGTTCAAACCTCAAAATACTGTTATTGATAAAACTGCCAGCGAAAAACCGTTTAATATTTTTGCGGACTTTGGTATTAAAATAGCTGAATCTTTTAGAGAAACCAGCGAAAAATCTAATTTACCTAGAACGCAAGCTAATGCTGTTCAACAAATTACTGATACTTTTAACAATTTAGTTAAAACTATTGCTCCGCGTTCTGAGGCACCAAAGCCTGCGGCACCTAAAGCAGAAGAGTCAAAGCCTGCTGTAACAACCAGTGAA